AGCAAGCCCTGACTTATCGATTTACAACTATTATACGAAAGGAGTACCTTGCATGAGCACTTGCGCTTGTGTTCTCAGTAAGAATGGCGAACGTCTGATGCCGACTATCCGTCTTGGCAAGGTGCGCCATCTTTTGAAAGACGGAAAAGCAGAAATTGTTAAACATCATCCGTTCACCATCCAGCTGTTGTATGAGAGCGATACGAATACTCAACCCATCGAAATCTGTGAAGATGTCGGCTACAACTACATCGGCATCAGCGTAAAAAGCGAGTCTCACGAATATGTGTCTGCTCAGTATGATACATTGCAGGATGAGAAAAAATGCCACGATGATTGTCGTAGAATGCGCCGTACTCGCAGAAACAGGCTCCGCCACCGCCAGGCACGTTTTGATAACCGCAAGCGCGATAAAGGTTGGCTTGCGCCATCTCTTGAACATAAGAAGGAACTCAACATCAATGTCATCAAGATGTATTGCGAGGTAATGCCTATTACGCACGCAACTGTTGAAGCTGGCTCTTTCGATACGATGCTCGTAAAGGCAATCCAGGAAGGTAAAGCCGCACCAGAAGGCGCAGGTTATCAAAAAGGTCCACGCTACAATTTGGCAACTTTGCGGGAAGCGGTATTCTACCGCGACAATTACACCTGCCAAGTTTGTGGGCGCAAAGCTAACGAAGGTGCAATTTTGCACGTGCATCACATGTTCTATTGGAAAGGTCGTCACGGCAATAGTCTCAGCGAACTTTTAACCGTGTGCGAAAAATGCCATACACCAGCTAACCATCAAAAAGGCGGCAAGCTCTACAGATTTGGTGAAAATATAAAGTTCGCCAACCTTTCCGGCGCGGCATTTATGAACGCTGTGCGCTGGCAAATCGTTAATGAACTTTACACTGCTTTTGGAAAACCGTTTGTCACATTCACTTATGGCGCGATGACCAAGGAAAAGCGAATTGCTCTTCATCTCGAAAAGAGCCATAACAACGATGCGTTTGCGATGGGAAGCTTTCATCCAGCTGACCGCTGCGCGTTTGAACATTATGAAAAAGTGAAACGCAATAACCGCATTCTCGAAAGGTTTTATGACTCGCAGTATATTGACATTCGCACTGGTGAAGTGACTACCGGCAAAAGCCTTTTCAACGGTAGAATCAACCGCAGCCATAAAAAGGATTCTGAAAATTTGCACAAGTACCGTGGAAAAAGGATTCGTAAAGGCTACCGTGCTTTACGCCGCAAAAAGGTGGCTCTCAATCGTGGCGATTTGGTTTCTCTCAACGGAGAATTCCTTGTCGTGTATGGTACTCATACCAGAAAGAATGGTTCTGTAAACGTGGAATTCAAAACTCCATCGAGAGGTGGTAAAAAGTCTGCAGACCTCAAAAAGCTGAAAATCATAAACGCAAGCAATCCCATGCACTCTGCGTGGAAGAAAGCATCTTAAAACTAAAGGAAGTTGCAAAACTTAGGTACAGCCCAGTAAATTCCGATAAATCGCATAAAAAATTGTTGCAAGGAGACAAAAACTATGAATAAGTTTGAAGCAAGGAGCACGCTGGGGAGCGAGGCTGTCCCAGTTTTCGACGATGACGGTGAGCTCACGGAATGGCTGCACCGGGATAACTACACTGTTGAAGAGCTGGAACTGATGAACTTTGTCGGCGATGAAAAGCCCGTCATCAAAAAGGACGGCGTGAAAATCATCCGGGATGGCACGGTCATTCGGAGGACCAACACTGAAACAAGAAAAACTGAATTTTTATTCATCCCGCGCATTGTCACCAGCGAACAGAAAACGGTGTGAGGTGCAACGTGGTCAAAATTTATGGGTCCAGTGACGACCTTGTCTGCCTGGATAATTCCAACTATGGAGTCGATGAAATTGGTTGCTTCGATGTCAAGGGAGTCCGGCTGTTCTTGGATGATGACACGATTTTGGTAGTGCGCTATACGAACGGTATCTGGCGCATCGAAATCGAGCGAAAGGGTACTGCACCATATCAGCATGAGGTCTGTGCAGGCAATGATGAGGCCGATTACAGCGATATCTTTTGTACGGAATCCGACGTTATTGCGCACGAAATCATTCGATGAGGATTGGAGCAGCCATGGCAAAAACTCTTCTGACTCAAAAAATCGAATCAGCGCTAAAGGTTTGGCATCCTGCCAACTATGGTGGATACCGGGTTGATTCGTTCCGTCAAGGCTTCGACGCTCTGGAAGTACCTGTCGAGTGTGGCTCGATAAAATCCGGTCTTGTTGACTTCGTTCGGGTCCAAGAGTGCTTCACATCAGAAACAAAATGTGGGACCTGCAAACTCTCAATGTACAGGGATGAGGACAGAGACTTAGTTATGCCGTCCGTCCGGCAGTGGACGCAGGAAGTATCATGCCCTAAAGATATCGCCAACTGGAGTTTTCGTAATGAACCGTGTACGGAACGGTTCTGCAGGCTATATAAGACGAAACATACATACACCATCGACACCGTCATCACCTGCGTGGAAATTAAGGTTTCCGTGAGCGACTTTCACTCTGACCATGGCCACAACTTTGTGGGGCACTGTAACTACTATGCGATGCCGTTAGCGCTATACAAGAAAGTCAAAGATGAGATTCCTGATGGTATAGGAGTTCTGCTATATTACAACGGCGAAAATACCTGCGGGATTCGCAAGAAAATCGAATGCAAGCCCCGCCAACTCTCGGAGAAAACCCAGAAATGGCTCATCATGTCAGTTGCTAAGCGACTGACAAAAATGAGCAAAGCATAAACAATTATTCTGCGAATATCACGATGCCATAAAGATATTCGCAGCGATAAAAATTTTCTAAAAAAGGAGAAAGATAGGCTATTCAACTTTTTCCGGGGGTTTGACCAATTCACAAGTACAAAAATCCATAAAGGAGGTGAATCACCTTGAAAGTACATAAAGGCTATAAATTTCGGCTAGAGCCTACAGAAGAGCAGGAAGTAAAAATCAATAAAACGCTCGGCTGCTGCCGCTTTATATATAACTCTATATTAGATAGGCGAATAAAAGCCTATAGGCGGCGCGGCGAAAGCATGAGCTATATTGATACGCAAAATCTACTTCCTCAGATGAAGACCTATCTTCCTTGGCTTGCTGAAGCGGATAGCCAAGCACTCAAATATAGCTGTCGTCAGTTAGATAATGCCTATAAAGGCTTTTTCAAAGACGGTAAAGGATTCCCTCAATTCAAACGAAAAAGAGGAGAAGAAAGTTATACAACTACTAAAGCAAAAAGCATTAAAGTTGACGATAAGTACATTCAGCTTCCTACACTTGGAAAGGTGCGCTATCGCAAAAGCCGCAACATTGAAGGTCGTATTTGCAAGGCAACAATCCGTCGTTCAGCAAGCGGAAAATACTATGTAAGCATTCTTTGCGAAGTAGAAGTAGCACCGCTTCCTGTTAAGAATGCCGCTATCGGCTTGGATGTTGGCATCAAATCTTTTGCTGTTGACAGCAATGGAAACGAACATCCAAACCATAAGTATCTACAGAAAGCGGAAGCTAAACTAAAGCGTGAGCAGAAAAAACTGTCACGCAAGAAGAAAGGCTCTGCCAACTGGGAAAAGCAGCGCATCAAGGTGGCTCGCTGCCACGAAAAAATAACCAACAAACGAAAAGATACCCTACATAAGTTGTCGTCCACACTGGTGAAAGAAAACCAAATCATCTGTGTAGAAGACCTCAATGTAAAGGGTATGGTTCGTAATCATAACCTTGCTAAAAGTATTTCTGACGCTTCTTGGGGAGAATTTTTCCGACAACTTGATTATAAATCCAGTTTGGCAGGAAGAGTAGTTGTCAAAGTACCAACATTCTATCCAAGCAGCCAGACCTGTTCCTGCTGCGGATACCAAAACAAAGAGGTTAAAAACCTCAATGTGCGGCATTGGGTCTGCCCGAAGTGTAATACATCACACGATAGGGATAAAAATGCAGCAGAAAATATTCTAAAGAAAGGAATGGACATGCTGGCTATGCCAGCCGCCTCATAACCACATGCGAACAGTACGGTCAGGACGACCGAATCTTAAAGTCTGTGGAGAGTGAGCCTCTATCAAGGGCTGCGGCCTGCGGTAAGTTCGCTCTATGAAGCAGAAATCCATACTGAGTAACGGGGCAACCCGTGAAAAGTTGGAAGTCCGAGAGATATTAAGAATTGGGATATATCGGCCGTGACAAGTCGGTATAAAATGTTTTATAACTGCCCTTGCGGTGACATCTTTGCATCCGCAGCATAAAAGGAGAAATAAATGAAGAAGCTTTTGAAAATCATCATTTTCGCTATCCTGGCCGGATTTGGCGTTATCTGGTATTCAGAAAGCCAAAAGCGCCGGACCATGATTCCGCTCGAATTTCGAGGCGAGTGAAATGCGAAAAGACATCAAAATTGTGCTGGAAAGCATCTGGTATCTAATTCTGCCGGTGTTTATTTTTGTACTTAACATTAGATATTGGCATGGGTATCTAGCGAATCCTGGCTGGTCCTTGACCCATCCGTCATATGTTGTTCTTGGATTTGTCTTGAGCGCTGCGTTGTGCTTTGAGATTGTATATATCGACATCAAGTTTGGGGAAAAATAGCGCTTGCCAAAATATACGAACGCCGTACAATGTAAAGTGTGAACAGATACTAAGCAATCAGTAGGATTCACAATCTGTATTTTAAGCGGACTTATCCCATAGCGGGGTAGGTCCGCTTTTTTTGTTGAAAGGAGAAAAAGTATGAAACTCAAAAACAAGCTTTTACGGAGTACAGCGGCAATCATCGCTACGCTCCTAGCACTCAGCTTCACCGGCTGCGGTCAGAATCCGATAATATCGGAAAGTCCATCCAGCACCGGGGTCGTCTCAGAAAGCACTGCAAGCAGTGAACAGACGGCTGGCGATTCGGTGGACGGCAGCTTTACCATTCACTTTATAGACGTAGGGCAGGCGGATTCCGCCCTTATCACCTGCGACGGCCACTCAATGCTTATTGATGGCGGTAATGTCGATGATTCTAACCTCTTATATTCTGTTATGCAGCGTGAAACCGATGGGCACCTGGATTATGCCGTTGGGACTCACGCGCACGAAGACCACATCGGCGGCTTGTCCGGTGCTTTTGAGGCCGTCACTGCGGACATGACTCTATGCCCTGTGACAGAATACGACAGCAAAGCATTTCGGGACTTTGCAAGCTACGCGGAGCAAAAAGGCGGAGGCATCACGATACCGGATGTGGGTGAAACCTACACTCTGGGGGAAGCGGAATTCACGATAGTTGGTGTTAATTCTGTTCCCGATGACACGAACAATACTTCGATTGTTTTGCGTATTGTCTATGGAGACACCTCGTTCCTCTTTACCGGAGATGCGGAACAGGAAGCGGAAAACGTGATACTTGCATCGGGACAAGACATTCAGTCAACAGTTCTGAAAGTAGGGCACCATGGCTCAAGTACATCTACCTCAGAGGCTTTTCTGGATGCGGTAAATCCAACATATGCTGTGATTTCTTGTGGCACAGGGAACAGTTACGGTCATCCACATCAGGAAACACTCGACAAGTTGCAAAACAAAGGTGTCGAGGTTTATCGCACAGACCTGCTGGGTGATATTTACTGCACCTCGGATGGCAAAGAGGTAAGTTTCACTTCCGGTGAATATCATGATGAAAATCGGATTGAAGCCGGTAGTGCTGCAGATTCCAAGGATGAACAGGACAAAGCTTCACTTGTCATAGACGAGACATACGTTCTGAACACGAGCACTATGAAGTTTCACAAACCCGATTGCTCTGCAGTCGAATCGATGAGTCAAAAGAATCGAATCGACTATATGGGGCCCCGCGATGAGCTCATCCAGGAAGGGTATTCGGCGTGTGGGATTTGCAAACCATAAAAATTGCGCCTGATTTACTCGACAAGCTGTGCGAACCGACTACAATAAAAATTGTACGATAGATAACATTCCATATCGAAAGGGTTTTATGCCTTTCGTACATTCACAATTTCGCTTAAAGGGCGGACTTCCTGTTTTTAGGGAGCCCGCCCTTTTTGTATGAACAAGAAGGAGCGTAATGCAATGTTCAAAATTCACGATGACAAAGTCTATTTCGTCGCCGAAACCCCCGATATCAACAAAGTTATCGAAATCTTCCTACCTAAGGATGACCGTGGCACCATTATGGATTCACACGAAATCCGTGTGGACCTGTGCCGTGCCGTCATTCACATGGAGAAGAAGGGTGTCCGTGTCTTGAAGGTCCGCAACATTGAGGATACCAACAAGGCAAGCATCGACATCTGGCACATGCCGGAATATCAGGAGGCTGCAGAGTCTCCCGTAAGCGATGTGGTCAATGCCTGCATTGAGTCCTGCTTTGATTCCGGTGCAATGTTCAATCTGCCATGCAAAGCCAACCGCAAAACCCATGAAGTTTTTGCTGTCGAATGCTGCGCAAGCCCCGATGATGATGACTCGTTCAGTTATGCAGAAGTGAAAATCAACGGCAAGGATTATCCTATCAATTTTATTGACGATATTCTTCTCGAAAACAATGTTGATGATGCGCTGGATGAGTTTTATAGAATTCAGCAGACAGGCGAGTATTGGCAGCCTGATGGCAACAAAACGCTGGATGATGCCATTCACGAATGTCGTTGGGCTATCCTGAAGGATGCCATCCAGAAGCGCGGACATGAGGCTGTTGCTGATTTTGTCGGGACCGACATTTCCAGCGATACTTACGACCGCGTGATGGATGAAACCGAAGCCCAGATGCCGGACGAAGAGTTCGAGCGTTTCTGGGAAAAGTACATCTAAGAAACATCTCACACACAGAAAGGGAGCATATTACTATGGCTATTTTCAATACCAACGAATTTCTCCGCAAAACCTTCAGCAAGACCATCTTTGGTACTGCTGCACTTCGTCCGGAAGCAGTTTGTGCAGACGGCTTCACCCTGTCGATTCAGGCAAGCGGCATGCACTACTGCATACCGAACGAAGACCTGTCGGACGGCAATTACTCTAAGGTCGAACTCAGCTACTTGTCTGAGGAGGTCGAAGAGTTTCTGCCGTTTGCTGAAGACGACGAGGCACCGCTGGCTACGGTCTACGGGTATGTGCCCGTAGAAACCGTAGACGCGGTTCTGGCCAAGCACGGCGGTATCGTCAACGCGTGAGGGGAGGGAACTTACGATGGAAGTATTCACTATCGTCGCCAATGAGGTCATTGGCTTATCCGCAACGGAATGCACACTGATGCAATTCAGCTACAATCCGGAGCAAATCCATGACCCCGAAACGGTCCTGCGCAGTGCTGTCATGGACTATCTCAAGACGGATGAAGGCAAACGACAGCTGGAAATCAACTGTGGTTGCTGGAACTGGGGCGATGTCGATGACATTCCCGGCTCGTTCTTCTTGAACTATGGTCTGACTAAAATCGCTCCGCCGGATGTGAATGTTGTCGTCGACCGCAACGAGAACTTCATGGACGACTACGACGATTGCGAGGAAGAATAACAGAAAGGGCGTCAACAACCCCGCCTAAACCGGCTCGCCGGTTATAGACGGGGCTTGCGGGGCAACCCGTAAGCCCGGTTGATTAGCCTTGGTGAACGGCAACTTCGGTTGCTGTACAGGTTGCGAGACTTAAACCGTAAACTCGCTGCCGTGCGCAAGACGGAGCATTATATTCTTGCCAATGAAATGCTGACATACGGCAACGAATTCGTAGTTGAAGATATGAACTACAAAGCCTTGCAGAAGCGCAGCAAGAAGACGAAAATCAATCCGAAAACCGGTAGGGCGCATACCAAAAAACGATTCGGTAAATCTATCGGACGCTGCGCTCCTGCTTTGTTTATCACCATTTTGGGGCAAAAAGCAAGTCGATACGGAGGCAGCGTTATCAAAGTCAGCACCTTTGAAACAAAGGCTTCGCAGTTTGACCATACCGACGATAGTTATACCAAGAAGAAATTGTCCCAGCGTTTTGCTAAACTTTCTGACGGAACCGTTGTCCAGCGGGATATGTATTCCGCATTTCTTTTATTGCACCTTAGAAAAAATCTTCAATCCTATAACAAGAAAACCATCAAGAAAGATTTCCCGCAGTTTAAGAAACTGCACGACAAAACAAAAGAACGCTTACAAAACAGCCACGAATGGTTGCCTGCAAGCGTAGGATTCTAAAACACTTAAATTTTTTAAAGGGTTTCGACGTAGCCCTATTGATTGCCTTGATGTGCCGCTTCCGGCAGCACTTGATAGGTGAAACCCTTATTAAGGGGATATCTGCACTTTTTATGCTGGCTTTTCGGGCATTTTGCCCTGCCTTTAAGCTTCGCTTCGGGTAGTAAGTACACTGGTCTATCGAAAGATAGTGTATCCGGCAGCTTTACGCTGTTGGAAAACCCTGTAACTGCATTGCGTCAGCATAGAATCCCACTCCGTGAGGGGTGGGAGTACGTCAATTATACATTGCCACTGTTTTCCTACAGAAACGGTGGCTTTTTTAGAAAAGGAGACCACAAATGACTGAAACAAAAGACATGTTTGAACAAATCAGCGCCATCTTAACCGATAAGAAAGATAAGCCGTTTTCCTATGAGGAGCTTGCAGCAATGCTCAAAACTGACCCTGATGCCCTCAAAACCTTTGATGAGGTCTATAAGACACAGGTTCTTGAAAGCGGAGAGCTGCATGAAAATATGCTCCAGTGGGATACAGCTACAGTCAAAGCAATTCTCGACAAAAAGGTCTACTTCCCACCGGAACTCAATTCGCTCATTGACCGCATCGTCACAGAACTGGTGCTTGAAACGCGTCTGTACATCTACAATGCGGAACGCGGTGGCTATTATGTGACATACTCTGCCAACCGCGACTTTATGACAGAGGTTACAAACGAGGAGTTGAAACGCTACCCCGAAGAACTCCGTCCGCAGCTCACCGGAAAGTTGATGAAGATTGACATTTCTGAGCCGTCGTACAAGGAACTGCTTCAAAACTACGCAGGCTACAAGAATGCAAAGAACGACAGCACAAAAATGTTCTACTACAACATGTTCCGTCAAGGTCTTGACATCCTCGACCTTGATGACTTCACTTATCAGATGCTTGAGATGAACCCCAACTCTATGGGTTTCTGGTTTCCTCCTCTGGTAGAGGGATTGTACGGCAGCGCATTTTTCAAGGTTCCGGACACAAAAATTCTTCGCGTACCTATCACCATGCTGCAGCTTACCCGCCTTGGTTTCGAGACGTTGAATCCCGTTACAAAGGAAATCGTGAACCGTTATTGCCAGAAAGTCTTCCATCTTGATGGATACGAAGACTATTTTATCAAAACGGGCACGTATTCTTCCAAATACGAATTCCGCAACGCTCATATCCATAACCCGAAGGAAATCAATGAGATGGGCGAGTATTTCTTGTTTTTGAATCATCTGACATGCTCGATGGCATCCCCTCTGAACAATCGCTGCTTCTACGGCGCGAACACCACGAACGAGTGGGTCGTCAGAGAATACATCAAGGACAAAGAAAATAACCCCACCATCTACAACGGTTTGCCGCTGCACACTGAATATCGCGTGTTTGTGGATTTTGATACAAAGGAAATCCTTGGCGCAAGTCCTTATTGGCGCAGCGATGTTATGAAGAACGAATTCAAAAAAGTCAGCAGCCCACAGGAACGCCATGATTATGTTGTCTACAAGATACATGAAGACATTCTGAACCAGCGTTACCACGAAAGCGTTCAAACTGTTCTGGCTGAGCTGAAGAAGGTTATTCCTCGCATTGAGTTGACAGGGCAGTGGAGCGTCGATGTAATGCGCAACGGCAATGATTACTACATCATTGATATGGCGCTTGCTGAGAACTCTGCTCTGAATGACTACGTGCCGAGTAACCGCCTTCGTGCTTATCCGCAGCAGTGGCTGCCGGGGGAATCGAACAACTAATACTCCTAGAACGAAACTTTGATTCGGGTTCTTTCAGCAAAAAGCGTAGGAACCAAAATCATACGAAATGATTGTGTTGACACATAAAAACAAGTATAATATATGCAAGGAAGTGATAATAATGGTTCTGTATCATGGCAGCGATGTAATAGTCCGCAACCCTGAGGTCAGAAAAACAAGGTACGCCAAAGATTTTTCATGGGGATTCTATTGCACTAACAACTACGAACAAGCCGCTCGCTGGTCAAAAAAAGGCAGGTCTCGTGGTATTGTCAACGTGTTTGAATATACAGAATCTCCCATGCTAAATATTAAGAAATTCCCCGAAATGAGTGATGAGTGGCTTGATTTTATTGCTATATGTCGCTCGGGCAAACATCATGACTATGATATTGTGGAAGGACCCATGGCGGATGACACCATTTGGAACTACGTCAACGACTTTCTAAGCGGTGATATTAGCCGTGAAGCTTTTTGGGCGTTGGCAAAATTCAAGCATCCCACGCATCAAATCAGCTTTCACACGGAAGTCGCTTTGAAATGTCTCTCTTTTAAGGAGGCGATTGAAGTATGACTGAAACTGCAACCTACAGCAAAAACGATGTCTTTTATACCTGCAGCCTGATTGAATATATCGGCCGCGTTACGAAGAATCATCGCAAGGATGTGGTTTCTGCTCTTGGCACAAACGGAGTCAAGGCAATTCTCGACTCAGCGGATGTGTTTCACTGCCAGAGCTTTGAGCAATCTGCCGATGAAATTTGTGAGCTTTTCCCTGTGCCGGAAGGAACGTATGATACGGTGTCTAACTGCCACTACAAGGTTCCATCTTATACAGATATCGGAAAAGTGTACCAGCGCATCATCTTTGACTGTACTAGCACTCCTGGTGTCCAGGATGTAATTGATGTATTTTCCTCGTTCATTAGCGATGACATCTCAGATTTTAATACTGCAACTTACTATTGTAATCCGAGCTATTTGTACCACTCATACAAGGCCGGAAAACTACTGGATTGATTTTCAAAAGCAATAGCAATCGAGACCACTACCCCAAAAAGGGTGGTGGTCTAATTTTTTTTTGCACATCACATACCATAAATTACCAGAAAGAAAAACATTGTGCATCTGTGCGAATTGCATATAATACAAAATATAGAACGAAAGGCATCAAAAAACATCGTTGGTCGGGCAAAATCCGACCGAAAGGCTAGGGCGGGCTCAGTTTTGAACCTGCTCTTTCTTTTTATCGGAGGCTTTATGTCAAACAAAGAAGAACGCATGAACCGCAATAAAAGCATCATTGAAGATTACAAAAACGGAAAGTCGATTTTAGAAATCTCGTTGAAATATAATCTCTCAGAAACAATGTGCTACAAGATTCTAAAAGGTACGCAGGAGCCGCCTCGTTATTTTGAAAAAAAGAGGAAGAGACTTACCACTCGAAATGAGCAAATTGTTAAACAGTATAAAGGCGGTATGACGGCCAGAGAATTGGGCAAGATGTACGGCATTTCCATGCAGCGTATTTATGCAATCTTGCATTCGAGCGGAGAGTACGAAAGCCAAAAATACAATCATATTGAAACGGCTCTCAAAAAAGAGAAAAAGATGCGGAACCAAACTTTTCTTGATGCTTACAAGAAAAATCCTCGAAAATCGATTATCGAGTTGAGCAGGGAGGTAAATATCAGCCCTTCACTAGGTTACCTTATCCTTCATCAAAATGGGATTTACCAGTATAACGTAAAAGCCAGAGCTAAGGAGAATAGCGAAAATGCCGATTAACAAGATTACCCACGTGTGTCTAACTCATGACAAAGTCAGGGCACGAAATGAAAAGATGCTGGAGGATGCCAAGAACGGTATGTCCCAGGAACAGCTGGCCGAAAAGTATCAAATTTGTGTTTCTACTGTCCGATATAGTCTGAAGGACTTTTACAAAGAACAGGCCCGGCAGAGGAAAGCAAAGAAGAAAGCCTGGCAAACCCAGATGATTCATGAATATGAGATGGGCGCAAAATCTCCGGAGCTCCAGGAAAAATACGGCATCAGTGGAACGCTCTTTTATCGGATTCTTCATACGCACGGAAAGAATGGCCGACAAATCCACAGCCAAAACCGTATCGAGACTGGCAAGAAAAGAAACGCCGAGATGGTCAGGAAATACAAAAACGGCGTTTCTGTCAAAGAGCTTGCGGAAGAATACGGGCTCAAAAAGGGAAGCGTATATCGCGCCATGAAGCGGTATAGTCCAGGCCCAGGGAAAAGTAAAAGTTGTCAAAGTGAGGAATAATTGCATGGCTACATCAAAGAAAGATGTTGCGAAGCAGCAGGTCAAAGAAGACCGCGAAAAGGTTCGGGAAATGTATCTTTCTGGCAAAACTGTCAAGGAAATCGCCAAGGAAACGTATTTTTCAAGCTCTTATTGCTATGCCATGGTGAGAGACCTAGCAAAAGAAAAGAATCTTGCAAAGAAAGCAAAAAGAGCACCTCTCAACGAAGCTATGATTCAAGATGTGAAAGCCGGGATGACGGTTGCTGAAATCGCAAAGAAGCATGGCGTGACTTATCAGCAGTGCTACTATACTGTTTCTGAATACGCTCAAGCTACGATTAAGAAGAACAAGAAAAAGCAGTCTGCTGCCACGAAAGTTCGCAATGCGGCTATGTTGGAAGATGCGAAAGCCGGAATGACTGATAAGGAAATCGCCAAAAAATACTTTTTGTCTCGAAGCAGTGTCCGTACCGTCCTTGCAGGGCATTTACATACAAATTCCAAAAAGTTGGATGAAAGGCGCAAGGCGATTTTTGCGGATTATGAGGCAGGAACGTCCTCAAAAGACATCTGTGAGAAATACGGTATTTCAAAATCCACTCTTTACAAGGACATGCGCCAAATTGGAAAAACCTGTCAGGAATACTATCACAAGGCGCTGAAAGACAAGACCAATCAAAGGAATTCCGATATTCGAAGCAAAATCGAAAGAGGGGTCTCGGTCAGCACTATTGCCAAGGAATACGGAATCTCTAAAACGGCGATTTATGAAACGTTTCATCAGGAAAATGTCAGAGCTGGAATTTTACAGAAACGCGGCCGTCCGCGAAAAAACACGGAACGTAATGCACTGATTGCTAAACGCCACAGAGAAGGCGAGAAGGTGCAGGCGCTTGCCACTGAATATAATCTCTCTGTTTCGACGGTAAACACTATTTGCAGTAGAAACAAAAATCAGAATATAACCTCATATTAACAGGCTGCCATTTGGCGGCCTATTTCTTTTTTAGGAGGAAATGAAATGACAGACGACGTACGTAATTTAATTCGATTTGTGGTGGATGGCGATATTCGAAACGCGCAGACTCAGTGCCGAATCATGCTTGAAAAGAATGTACCCGAAAAGGACGCCAGGTTCAAAGAAAACGAACTCAGAAAGTTGAATCTTCTGAAACCGGAACTGATTCAGCTGCCCGCCAACCTGGAAAACCTCTTGATTGCGGAGGATGCCACGAATTTCCCTGAGAGCCGGTTCCTGCTCCGCGAGGAGGAAGAAACAGTCATCAACAAGCTCTTGGCCACCAGAAAAGCAGCTTTAGCCATCAAGGAGCTTGGCATCCACTATACTTGCTCTTTGCTTTTGACGGGCCTTCCTGGTGTTGGTAAGACTGAATTGGCCCGCTACATTGCACACAAGGCGAATTTACCGTTTGTTTTCCTGAAATTCTCTGGCCTTGTCAATTCTGCTCTTGGCCGGACACAGCAGAACATCGGCAGAGTGTTCGATTACGCAAAGCGCACGCCTTGTGTTCTTTGTGTTGATGAAATTGATGCCATCGGAATGTGCCGTGGCAGCCGCGATGATGTCGCTGAAATGAGCCGCGTCACCATCGCATTGATGCAGGAACTTGACCGGCTCCCGAATGACGTCATTCTCATTGGCACTACAAACCGCGTCGATAACCTTGACGAAGCCCTCATTCGCCGATTCACTTTCAAACACCGCGTCAAGCCTTTAGGCGACGATGACATGAAAGAACTGTGCAAGAAGTTCCTTGCTTCGGCAGACTATCCCTTCACGGAATCCGAACTCGACGAACTCTGCCATTCGCTGCGTGAACAGCGGACTGCCAGCGCCGTTGTCAATGCCTGTACAGAACGTATCGTTGCACATATCGTATCGCAGCTGCCTGAAAATTCGGCAGATGCCGTGTAAAAGTATGATAGCCTGGGAAGAAAGCCCTCGTCAGTTTAAGATGTCAAAGCAACTCGATGAGGGAAAATTCGGAGAAGACTTGGCTCGCAAATTCCTTAACGACCCGATTATCAAAGTGAATCATGGCATTAGCCATTACGATGACGTGACTCAGGATAAATCATATCAAGACAAAGATACCGATTTCATTGTCTGGAAGAAGAATGGTAAGACCTTTGGCCTGGAAGCGAAAGTGGACAGTCACAATACCGGAAATTTCTACCTGGAAACCTCGGTGGACTACTTCTCCATGGTGCCTGACGCTCTGAACGAACAACGGGTGGCGCGGCGGTATCGGGATGGCATCGACCCTTTATGGCACACCCCGGGCTGGGTATACAGGAGTGGTGCGGACCAGATTCTCTATTATTTCAGAACCACGCAGCTGCTTTACATTTTCTCCCGCGTTGATGTCTGGTTCTATGCTGAAAAGCTGATGCGCGGTGGAATCCATCTCGACCCCGGAATCAGAAAGCCAAAAATGTATTCTGCCGAAAATATCAGTGAACGCAATGGTTCCACTCTCTTCTTTGCCAACGGCTTATGCGTGAATGCAGAGCAGACATACAAGGCTTTAGGGGCGCAAAAAAGAGTCATTAAATACCAAGTTGAGAACCCGGATTCAGACGTCCCAACGTTCAACTTTTGCCATTTCAAATTATGAATTTTCCGCTAACAATCGTTAGAAAATCACATTTCAGTCTGACGGAAGAGTATAATTAAAGCATGGAAAGAGAGGACAAAAAATCATGAACCAAATCAACGTTGTGACGATTGGAAAACTCATTGAAGCACATCGAGACGGTGACGAGCAGAAGTTCAAAGCCTACGTCGATTTTATCGCCAAAGCCTATGAAGAACAGGGAAATGACCGTGCCGCTAACATCATCCGCAGCAACTATACGGGTGATTATCGCGAGCAGGGGAAGGTCGTTCTGGATGAAGCAGGCGAACTCTGAGAAAGAAGCCCTGCAACAGCTGAAAAAGAATGGTTGGATTAGTCATGAAGCATAAAATTTCAGAAACCGGCGCTCGGATGCTCAAATATCAGGAGCAGCTTGCCGACGAATACAAGTATAAACCTATCCCGCGAACTTTCTTCAAGGATGTACGAGCGGAGGTCGAAGAAGCGCTGCCGGAATGGTGCAATATGTCCGGCGATACGACCAAACTCGAAACCAGAAGCGGCACGGTCATTACCAACGGGTACAACCGTATCGTGATTGGCGACTACGGCGCATTCGTTGAGTTTTCGCGTGCCCAAGCAAATGCACGTCATTTGAAAATCAAAGAGGGGCAGAGCTATCGTATCGAAGACCCGCGCTATGCCGAACATGTGAAATATCTTTGGCTCACAGCGGACGATAACTCTGACGTGAAAGTATACGACCAAAAACGCTTGGTTGAGTACGCTGACTACAAGCCGGGGATGCTGTATGTCAGCGTGTACGAGGTGTTTCCAGCGGAAACTGATGCCGGATTATCATGACGAGCACTGTGCTTTCGACAGCAAGCCAACCAAGCGTACACCGTGGGTGCGTTTTCTTGGGAAGGACTAACCATAGGGGCAGGAAGATTCCATTGCTGACCTATACGCAAAGAGCGGTGCAGTGGTTTCACAGGTCAGCTCGGCCAAAGATTTGCTGAATTTCCTGCAATCTGCCGGAACCACAAGGCATTTGTGATGCGCTTGCCCCAACCACTAGATATAGTGGTATCTTAATGTTTGTTTACAATTTAGACACTATATATTGTGTCTTTTCATTGACCGGATACCACATATATGGTATAATACAATTGTTCTCAGGAAGAGGAACGGCTCCTGAGACATCAAGGTTTTCCTTTCCCCAATCTTGGTCGCATGGCTTCATTTGAGCTGACACAGGTGAAGCGTGAAAATCATCCGTTTCATAGTAATATCCTTCCTTTCTTTGGCGTGGGTAACTCCGCGCCAGCCGTCCAAGCAAACAGCCTCCACGCGGCGGACGGTGGACAACAGATGTTTCCGTGTTCCGGGCATCTGGCTAATGTTTGTATTTGCTGGTTTAGCTCAGCTGGTAGAGCAACTGATTTGTAATCAGTCGGTCATCGGTTCAAGTCCGATTTCCAGCTCCAGACGCTATCCGTTGGATGTATCGAAATCACATGATACGATGCTATACACAACATCTGGCGGACAGCATGCCACCCATTAAGGCGGCCTCCTCGTGGCGGGTGGCGGACAGCGGCTCTTGCGGCTGCTGACGAATGTCTTAGAAGCATGCAAACGTACGAGCATCCCCGTCAAGTCGGGGCGCATCCAGACGCGACACAGCCGTAAAGGCGAGATTGCTGCACGGCAACTGGTAAGTTTCGCCGCAGTCTCACACACAGCCCAACGACAACCGTTAACCCGATTTGACAGGGAATCAACGACAGGGCTCAAAATTTGAAGTTGACCAACACCCAAGCGCTTTCTTGGATTCTCGCGTATCGTCAACGATGAGGTTCGCAAGATTGTCAGGTGGTGTGAAGATGACATCCGGGGATGACGACCTACTAAACGGATGTCATGGCGGGGCTAAGTGAGGGTTCACCCGCAATCTTATGCAGGTATCGTATAACGGCTAATACTCCGCCCCTCCAAGGCGGAGACGCGGGTTCGACCCCCGCTACTTGCTCCACACGTCGCAGTCACCGTACCCACGACGTTAAACTTGGTGAGCATGGTCCACTTGTGGTCCGCTGTCCGAATGTCGATGAGACAGCCTCAAAAATAATAGACAAACAGGTGCTGTGCCTGAAAGTATTCGAAAGTCCCGGTGTTAGTCGCGAATAAGACCGGAAAACGGTGAAGAGGGTACAATACAGAATCTATCGGCGTGGCTGCCGAATGGTGCTGGATGCGAGTTGGCTTCTCGCTCAAGGGGTGACCAGCATAAAACACCCTATCGTGCTCGATTAGCTCAGTTGGTAGAGCAGCGCATTCGTAACGCGCAGGTCGGCAGTTCGAACCTGCCATCAAGCCCCATCACCAAATTAAGCGATAATAGGAAGGAGATGAATTCTATGGAACAGGCAATTATCAATGTTGAAGGTACGACTACCATAGAAACCGCTGCAGCAGCAAAAAAGCTGATTGAAATGTTTGGCAACCGGAACATCCGCGCCATCGCTGTCAACCGTGTAAACGACAAGAGCGACGAGGTCATTGTTGAGCTCGATTTCGTACCGGGTTTGGCACCGCATCTGCACGGCTTCACGCTTCAGGTTAATGGCTTGACCTGTGGTTATGCTGGTACTGGTCCTTCCAATCTGTATGAAGTCCTGCAGGCGGCTGGCGTGAATGAAGCTCAGGTAGCACGCGAGGACATCACTCAGAAGAGCACAAAAACCATTCCTCTGCGCCTGGAACGCGCCGTGACTCAGTACGGCGACTTCCAGTTTGCGTAACGCTATTTGGCGGGCTTGACCCGCCATCATGGAGGGATAGCTTAGCTGGATAAAGCACCTGCCGCAAAGCAGGGTATCGATGGTTCGAGGCCATCTCCCTTCTCCATCCAGACACCCTTTCGCTTCCTTTCGCCAAAGGTATCTGGGGTATTGTACTGCATTGCGTGTAGTACGGCCAATCAGGCGCGGAACTCCGAAACCATACCACGAAGAATTTTATCCTCTCCGCGCAGCATGGACATGCGATTTTACGGGGATAAATTCAAACCGAAATTGTGTCGAGTGGCGAAGACGGTTGCGACACTGGCGAAGCACATATCTGCTTCGTCAACCATCCATGAGAAAGCCTCCACGTGGCAGATGGTGGGCAACGCAGCAAAGCTGCGGCTGATTTCTTTCAAACCGGTATCTGAATAAATGCAGATAAATAGACGAAAAAATCAAAAAAGCAAAGGAGTACACAGCATGAGTAATCAGAAAATCATCAAAGCAATCGCAGGGATTGCAGCAGCCGGTATGATGGCAACTTGTCTGCCTGTCGCAGCATTCGCAGCCACCGGCGACACCTATCATTTCTCTTTCAGCAACGGTTCTTCCCAGGACCTGGCTCCGGGCGGCTCTATGACGTTCCCGGCAAGCCAGTATGACTACGGTTACTGGATTACCCTGCAGGGCCACGGCGGCTACACCTACAACTACTATCCCGGCGACACTCTGCCGTACGATGCAGTTGACCAGTGGTTCACCGCTGACGGCATCACTTCCTGCTATGCGGCCGAAGGTAATCCGCGTTCCATCACCATCAACTATCAGATTGACGGCAACACTGTGCTGACCGAAACTGACACCGCCACTTTCCCCGGCAGCGTTGATGGTCAGAGCGTTGAAGCCTGGACCACCGATTCCGGCGATACTTACACCGCGTCCAGCAAGAGCCTGAACCATGACCGCCTGTTCTACTACCTGGGCGATGACATTCACGACAATGTCCTGACCCTGAAAGCCACTACTGCATCCACTCCCGATGACGGCAAGGATGACAACAAGGGCGATGACAAGGGCGATGTCACCAACCCCGACGATAAGGGCGACAACAAGGGCGACAATACCGGCGACAGCGGCACCACCACTCCCGATGACAAGGGCGACGTAGTGGCCCCCGATAAGGACAACACCGGTAAGGACAACACTTCTACCGGCTCCAACAAGGGCAACGGCACTACCACCACTACTCCGACCGCTCCTCGCAAGAACGTTGAGGTTTCTGAGCACGGTGAAATTGCCGCCGCTATTGCCAATGGCACCTGGGGCAATGAGTACACCGTCTGCACCAGCTGTGGCTATCACAACTGGACCCGCAAGGGTAACGTTTACGTCTGTGACCATTGTGGTCATGAAGTCCTGACTGTTAAGGGCGCTGATGGCGTCAAGGGTTATGCTGGCACTCTGGCTGGCAATGAACCCCAGTACGCTTCTACCTCTGAAGCTCAGGCTGCTGCTGAAAAGCGTGAAGCCGCTTATGCCGCTTCCATCGCTGCTCTGCAGGCACAGGTTGCCGCTCGTGAAGCTGCTTATGCCGCTTCCCTGGGCATCCACTAATTTGCCATCCTCTAACTAACGGTAATCGATAGTTTTTTCTCCTTGCTGTGGGGCGGAATTTCGGTCCCGCCCCATCCTTTTATGGTCAGATGTCCGAGTGGTTTAAGGAACTGGTCTTGAAAACCAGCGGCGCCGCAAACGTCCGTGGGTTCGAATCCCACTCTGGCCGCCATGCTTGCCGGGGCTTCCCGGCTTTTTTGTTTTTGTGAGCAACACAAGGCAACAGATTGCTATATCGAATAGTGTTATGTATACTAGAGAAAAAGCAGATTAAGAGGAAACGCCATGACAAAACAGTCTGACATTGAGATGGTTGCCAAAGCCAGAGCTTGGGCTGTTAAGGCTCATGCCGGGCAAAAAGACAAGGCAGGGAAGGATTACTTCAAAGCGCACGTTACGGTTGTAGCAGAAGGCGTAAAAGGTGACCCAATAGCCGAGGCTGTGGCATTTCTGCATGATACGGTCGAAGATACGTCCGTCACAATAGAAGACATCAGAACGGGGTTTCCAAAAGAGGTTGCTGACACTGTGAGTACGTTGACCCATAGCAAGGGTATATCGTATGCTGAATATCTTTGGTATATTCAGCAAAATTCTATTGCTGTCAAAGTAAAGCTCTCGGACCTGCGCAGCAATATGGACTTAACCAGGCTCCCTCACACTCCAACCAAAAGGGACTTGGAAAGAACCAGAAAATACAAGCGGGCATATACGATACTGTCATCGAGAGAAGGTATAAGCGCAGTTAATCCGTATGCACTGTACGACTACTTGCTGGCAAACAACTGGAGCGTCAAAAGGAAAAGCACGAGGACTCCCGTTCTGGAAACAACGAATGGTTCTGCTGAAATCAAGGTGCCCATCGACCTGGCTTTGGCTGACTATGAGTCCAGGATGGCTGAGGCTTTAAGCGAATTGTGTTCGTGTGAGGGCATACCGTTCTCGAATGCAATAGCGCAGATTGCTGTTTGGAGACCGGTCAAACAATGAGCATGGGCCTGCTATTATTTTTATGAAAAGCCTTGACTTTGTCTTTTACACATTGTATAATTAAGACGCTGAATTTGATGAAAGGAAAATTGCACGATGTTTGCTGCTATGATGAACAAACAGAATAAATTGCAAAAGCTGTGGAGCAATTGGAATCTCTTCGGCTGTTTTGTGTTGTCTGTTTGTGCAAATCATAGTGCAGTGATGGTTGAATAAAATCATCCAAGTATCGGTTGTTTTCCATACTCTGCACGATATGAGCACCTGTCAGACGCACAACGCCTGATGGGTGCTTTTTTGATGCAGAAAATCAGAATCAGGTCACTCTAATGCCGCTGGAGTGAATTCCAGCCAGGCTTATTAAAGTGTATGCTATTATACATAATGTATATTCGAGGATTCGCCAAACGGTAAGGCATCAGGCTTTCACCCTGACAACGGTTGTTCGACTCGACCATTCTCGGCCAACGCTCACTTTCATGCGCATCGGAAGTGAGATTCCTCAAAGCTGTGTTCCCATAAGCAAGGCACGGAAGATGCGCGACAAGTGCTCGTAACTCAATCGGTAGAGTACCCGACTTTTAATCGGGGTGTTCGGGATTCGATTTCCCGCGAGCGCACCATGCCCGGCAGAGCATTATCTGCCACTTTTGTGGGTGTATAGCTCAGTAGGCAGAGCGGCGGACCGTTAATCCGTGGGCCGCAGGTTCAAACCCTGCTACGCCCGCCATAAGCTCCTCTGGTGAAATTGGCAGACACAGTGCGCTCAAACCGCACCGTTTTGAGGGTTCGAATCCCTCGGGGAGTACCATGTCCGGCAGTACAACAACTGCCATTTATGGGTTGTTAGCTCAGCTGGTAGAGCAACGGACCGTTAATCCGTGGGCCGCAGGTTCAAACCCTGTACAACCCGCCATATGCTCCAGTGGCGAAACTGGCAAACGCGGCGGCTTTAAGTCCCGTTTTACTCTGGGTTCGACTCCCAGCTGGAGTATCTATATAGGGGTGTAGCTCAAGTGGTAGAGCAGCGGTCTCCAAAACCGCTTGTTGCATGTTCGAGTCGTGTTACCCCTGCCACAATAAGAAAAGCCGTCCTCACATAAGAGGCGGCTTTTTGTTTTGGAGAGTATACAGACCAAAAAACTAAACCACAAGTTGATTGCAGATGTGCAAAAACATGGTATAATAATATCAGAACGAAACGAAAGGAGATACCCCAAAATGCTGTGCAACACTGTTAATGTCATGTCGTATGAGTATAGTTACGAATATTCTGAGTTCATGTCCTTTGAACGCAGTTTTATTTCTCATACTCCTCGACAGGCAAAAACAGACCATGTACAGATGCGGTGCGTCTTCTAAGCGATAACTGCATGTCATAGCTGCTTGTCGAGATTTCGGCAGGCAGCTTTTTTGTTGCCTGCAATACAGAAAGGCAGCAAGAAAAATGAACGTTCCTACTATTGATATCCAGCAGACAGGTGCCAATATCAAGGCCCTGCGAAAGGCAGCAGGCATCAAGGTGAAGGATGTGGCAGACATGCTCGGTGTATCTCCGCAGGCGGTTGCTAAATGGCAAGCCGGAACAGCGCTTCCCACCATCGATAACCTTGTGATATTAGCAGCAATGCTCGATACGAAAATTGATGACATCCTTGTCATCGCATAAACCCTCGCCGCAGGATTGCGGCTATATATGGCCCGTTGGACGAATTGGTAGAGTTGCCGCCCTTTCACGGCGGAGGTTATTGTGGGTTCGAAACCCACACGGGTCACCATGCTTCTGTAGCTCAACAGGTAGAGCAGTGGTCTGAAGAGCCACGTGCAGCTGGTTCGAATCCAGCCGGAAGCACCATCGAGGTTTTATACCTCATTCTATGTGTCGGTATGCAAGTGGTTAAAGCAAACGGTCTGTAAAACCGCTCCGTTACGGTTCACTGGTTCGAATCCAGTCCGACACACCATAAGGCCCCTTCGACAAGTTGGTCTAAGTCGCCAGCCTCTCAAGCTGGAGTCAGCAGTTCAAGTCTGCTAGGGGTCACTACGTCGCACCTACGTTAAAAGGTGCATTATGCAGAGGTCACCTAACGGTAGGGCAGCAGCTTGCTAAGCTGCCGTCGCGGAAATCGCGGCATGTGAGTTCGAATCTCACCCTCTGCGCCATCTGCTTGCTTGTTCGAGTGGTTGATGAAATCGGTCCAGAAAACCGACGATGGGAGACTGTCCGAAGGTTCGAATCCTTCAGCAAGCGCCACTGCCCTCATTCTGTGCGGTATCCGTGCAGGTGAGGGCTTTTTCTTTTGCTTTTCGCTTCGAATTTCGGACTCGAATGGCGTTAATGGTCGGATATTCTTGATTATACATGCCTTTGCTGTATGGCAAATAGCTCCAAACAGTATTGGTTTTTACACCCAATTCTTCTGCAATTTCAGGAACTGACATACCGTTCGCACGCAGCTTCCCGATTTTTTCTGATGTTTCATCTGACCATGCCCCGGCTGTAATCAGTATTTTGCGCACTTTCTGCAATGAGATGCCTGCACGTTTGGCAATGGTTCTTCTAGGTATACCTTGCTCATGGAGCCGGAGAACCGTCTGCATTGTCGCGTCCATTTGTCAGTACCTCGCCGTTATCGATTTTTGTATTGCCCTAATTGTTGTACTTTAATCATACAGCAAAGCAACAAAATTGTCCAGGAAGCAAAAGTGCCTTCATTTGCCACTGATTCATCCGTTCGGAACGATATCGAAAATGCCTTGATATTATTCCGATGCAATATTCCGATAAGCCGACTTTGTTCCGCAAATTGTGGATTGGATTCCTACCAAAGTTTGAAAGCAGAATGTTTCATCTATAGCTGCAAGGCTTTGGTGAGGAAGTTCACGGAATCAGTCCGTAAATCTAACGGCAGGATACTGCTCAAAGGTACAAATCCTTCAGCAAACGTCACAATCTCCAAAGTCAGCGATTGTTCGTAAATTTATGGGGGACTGCTTTCTTGTTTAGCACCACAATTTGTGATATAATAGCGAAAGAAAACAATGAATAATGGAGTGCCATAAAATGCAGAAATACGATTTCATCAAGAAGCAATATACGCCGTACACCCCACCTCAGAACGGGCATTGCGACATCATGGTTCATGCCAACGAAGAACTCAATTGTGCTGCGTGCGGACGTACCATCAACGAGCACAACGCATATACGTCTGCGGCCATCCAGAACGATATTGGCATTGGCTATCTGATTTGCAAAAGCTGCTATAAGCACGAGCTCGAAATCAGAAAAGCTGTAAAATAAGGGTCCAGCCGCCTCCATAAGGAGGCGGCTTTTTTGCTTGTAAAAATATGTATAAACTGTTACCATTTAGCGTTTTCCGTTGTGAGAAATTGCGAATCGCGGTATAATTAAAAGGTAGAAAGTGAAAGGATTTTTTTCGTATGTACATTGATTTTACAAGCAAGCAGTACTTATTCATTCTGCACGCTCTTGCCATCATGATAACGTTTTATAGCAACGATTTTTCCTCTATCTGCAAAGAGGTTGGAGAGGCTTATGGAGCAAGCGAGGCAGACATTGCAAGTGCTTGTGCTACTCTGACGGCTATCAACGTAACGGCTCCTGTTAGAAGCTATTCCGACAAGTGCAGCGAAATACTGGAAGATATGCTGCATCATGCACGGGAACTGCCGGAAAAGGATGCTCCGTATAAATACAGTATCGGCTTAGATACTCCTTCCTGGAAAGTCGTTGCCAATGCGTTGGATACATACTCTCGCATTCTAATGGGTCAATTTGGTGTCATTTATGAAGCCCTCGATATTTCTGGTAACGATGAACAGCACTTTCAGGCGTATCATGATGCACGCTGGAACGGAACAGGCGTCATCGAAGCCCGTGACCTTCTAATTCCGCAGCTCAAAAGGATGGGAATTGGCTGGAACGGAAACTTCGGTATTTCCAACGCAGGGCTTGCCTACAACAGCAAGCTGGCATACGAGATTCTTAAAACCATTCGATATACGACAGAGAAACGAGATAGCTCCGTTCTGAAAGTGACAAACGAGCCGCTGCCGCATGTCGAGGGCTCTTTCCAAATCAAAGCACTGTGAACAAGATTGGAGGTTTTCCAGGGTGGGCGACCACATTATTTCTTTTCTCGACATCTGCGCCATGCGCGGTCAGCTGGTTTTGGCAAAAGCACCGTCCATCCCGGCTATCAATAACAAAACTGTGTATTGTACCGGCGCTCACAAACACGGAGAGGACCGTTGCATCGTTCTTGACGGTGAGAAGTACAGCCAGATTCTCTTTGTTGACGGAACAATAAAATTATGCTGGCAGTGAGGTGGCATTGTGGATAATATCATTGTGAACAGTGCTCTCTGGTATGCCGAGCAGAGCAGTCAATTTCTTGCGAATTCTGGGGCCAACAAGCTGCTGGATAAAGGCTATGACTACTATGTAAGTGAATTTATTCCGCTTGGGCACCGCCTTATCCAAAATGGTCAAATTGCTGCCAATGCGATGGATGGAGAGCTTGCCGCACAGTTCTCGATGGCATACGTCGCAAACTATTGGCGTGCAGCAAAAACCGTGTACAATTTCGCTCCGGAATTTCTCAGAACATTAGCCGAGACTGAGGACGCACCGATTTATTCCGATATTATGATGCGGCTGCCATATAGGGATTTTGTCGTCAATAACCCACGACTAAAGTCGCGGGCTTGCATCAGCGAGTCTACGCTTTAGAAGTGTCCGAAAGGATATGTTGACTACCCTAAGTGCTTCGAGCACTCCGTTATAAGCGAATAGATAGTTACCGTGCGGCGTTAATCCTAACTGCACGCTCTAAGACAACACATCACGTAAAGCTGAGGCAAAGCCGACAGGTGTGGTTGTATCAAACCGCTTATGACCTTGGGGAAGGATTTTTACCCTCTTCGGAGGAGTGAGCAGCTTCCTTTTAGCTGCAATTTTATCGAAAGGAGCATAGCATCATGCAATATGCGTATGTACTTAACAAGCGCGGCGAGCCCTTGATGCCTTGCTCACCCGGAAAGGCTCGCATCTTGTTGAAACAGCAAAAAGCTTGCGTTGTAAAACGCACGCCGTTCACCATCAAACTCCTGCATGGAAGTGCGGGATACAAACAGCCTATCACTCTTGGTGTAGATGCGGGCAGCAAGCATGTTGGCTTGTCTGCATCTACAGAGAAGCGCGAACTCTACAGTGAGGAGTTCACTCCTCGCAACGATGTAGTAGAATTGCTATCTACGCGCAGACAGAACCGCCGTTCAAGGCGAAATCGCAAAACTCGTTACCGTGCGCCAAGATTCAATAACCGTGTACACAGCAAACATAAGGGTTGGCTTGCACCTTCGGTAGAAGTAAAAATCCAAGAGCACATTACTGTTATCAAGCGCATCTGTCGAATTTTGCCTATCACTCTTGTAAGAGTAGAAACTGCAGAGTTTGACACGCAACGCTTAAAAGCAATGCTTGCCGGAAAGCCTCTGCCGGTAGGAACCGACTACCAACTCGGTGAGATGTACGACGAATACAATGTTCGCCAGTATGTTTTGAAGCGTGATAACTATACATGCCAATGCTGTGGTGCTCATACCACCGCAAAGAAAACCGTCAAGCTGCATGTACATCACCTTGAAAGCCGTAAGGTGGGCGGTAATGCACCAAGCAACCTTATCACTTTGTGTACCACTTGCCACAACAACCTCCATAAAGGGAAGATAACACTTGACGGCAAAAAACGTGGTAAAACGCTTCGCGATGCGGCTTTTATGGGTATCATGCGTAACACACTACTGACACGCCTACGCAACGAACTTAATATTCCAGTACAAAACACATATGGCTATATAACCAAGTTGTTACGTGAACAAAACGACATCAAGAAAAGCCATGTTAACGATGCCCGTTGTATTAGCAAGCATCCACTAGCTAAACCTTGCAGTGTTTGTTACCGCACGAAGGCAATTCGACACCACAATCGGCAAATCCATAAAGCGAAAATCTTGAAAGGTGGAATTCGAAAAGCAAATCAAGCGCCCTATATCGTTAAAGGATTTCGCCTCTGGGACAAGGTGCTCTATAACGAGCAGGAATGTTTTATTTCAGGACGCAGGTCATCGGGATATTTCGCTTTAAGAAAATTCGATGGTACAACCATTACGAATAGCATTTCATTTAAAAAACTGCGACTATTAGAGCCTGCAACAAACTATTTAATCGAAAGGAAGTGAATGGGCAAATCCTCCCACGACTGAAGTCGCGGGTATCCTTGCCATGATTGATGATGCCCCTGAAAAACACAAATCTAAGGGCTGGACCAACGCGATGCCAAAAAACAAACGAAGCTAAAAAAGCCACTTGCACAAATGTGCGAACCGCCTAAAATAATAATTGCATAACAGATACCATCACTTACCTCCTAATTGAACATTAAATTAACAATCTGTCATGCACAAGTAAGCAGACTCTCTTTTGAGGGCCTGCTTCTTTTTTTGTATGTATTGATTAGAAACAAAAATATTTCAGAAAGGATGAATACTATGACCACAAATACCAAGAACAGTTTTACCAGGTTCGCGGCTGCCGCAAAAGATTGCTTCTATGTGAATTCTTTTCGCGCAGACTTAGTTCAGTGCGACAGGGCCTTGAAAATGGACGGCGAGATGCACGTCGAAGCGGAATGCTGGATGAACATTTTGGATGCCCTGGACGATAACGACATCAAGATGTATGTCGATAACGAATACCGTCCCGGACTTCTGAACCCGTTCCATAAATGGTGACGCTCCAAAAACAAGTCAATAACCCACGACTAAAGTCGCAGGCTTGCTCCGGCAAGTCTGCACTTTAGAAGTGTCCGTAAGGATATGTTGACTACCATAAGTGCTTCGAGCACTCCGTTATAAGCGAATAGATAGTTACCGTGTGGCGTTAATCCTAACTGCACGCTCTAAGACAACACATCACGTAAAGCTGAGGCAAAGCCGACAGGTGTGGCTGTATTAAACCGTTTATGACCTTGGGGAAGGATTTTTACCCTCTTCGGAGGAGTGAGCAGCTTCTTTTTAGCTGCCAGAGCGCCTCTATTCGTAGTGGTGCTTTCATAGTCGCTATGGTCTTTGTTGCCATACAAAATATATTTTATTTTCAAAGAAAGGAATTGCCCTGATTGATGAGACGAACAATGGTCGTAAGCGTATTTGCGGGCTGCGGAAAAACATGGCTCGCGAATCACCAAAACAAATATGGCTATTCAATGCGGGATAGTGATAGTTCTACTTATGAAAAAACTGCCGGATGGGAAAAAGAATACATAAATAGCTTCATGAAAGAGGCAAAATCAGGAAAATATGATTTTATCTTCGTTTGCCAAACGGAATCCGTCATAGACGAAATGGATAGGCAGAAGATTCCCTATGTAATTGTCGAACCTGACAATATCGTATGGAATGAACAAGAATCCAAAGAGCGAGCAAAGGAAAGACAAATCATTAAGTAGCAATGGTTCGGCAGGTTTATACTTCGAGATAATTCCCATATCAAAAATTTTTCAAAGTGGCTGAACCACATGAAAGATATTTACGATGAACGAACGGGACTTGGTTTCATCGTAAAGCATAATCCGGTATCGTTTTTCGTCTTAAAGCAAAACCAGTACCTTTCGGATATCATCGATGACCTGTACTGGAAAAAGCAGCATTGTGATGCATACATAGTTTAAGAAATGGTGGTCTTATAAAAGATGACCTTACACTGGCAGACAGAAGTTGGACATGCAGTGGCTGCGGTACAACACATAACCGCGACCACAATGCCGCTATAAACATACGTAATGTTGGATTGTTGGGATTATATCCCGCATAAATCCAATTTCCTCACTCCCGCTATGCCGCCCGCAACAGCGGTGAAAGCTCATAGATACTTGGTCGCACGGACGGAACCGTGCTGTAAAAATCCATTGAGTGAGAATTATTGGAATCCTGCGGGATTTTAAGCCCCTCCTTCAGGTGGAGGTTGTTGACATATGAATAAAGCCCTTGAAATTAACTCGAATAAAGCCGTTCTTCTCAGCATCAAGAAGCAATGGCTTGAAAAAATTCTGAGCGGAGAAAAGACTATTGAGGTCCGAAAAACTATGCCGTGGGAAATTAGCTATCCTTTTGTAGTATTTTGCTACGAAACCAAAGCTAACGGTGGTGCTGGAAAAGTGACTGCCGCATTTGTTTGCCGTGACATCAATACACTCGATTGCCTGCGTGAGCTTCCGGCATATGCTATTGGTACGGAAGTGACCGCAAAGACCGCTCAATTCGTGAAGGACAGCTGCCTTACCGCAAATGAGCTGATTGCATACGGCAATAAGTCCGGCACTCTTTATTGCTGGAACGTTTCTGATGTCCAATCTATGGATATGTCGCTGCGAGAGCTCGGCGTTAAGCGAGCACCACAGTCCTGGATGTATCTGCGGATTCCCGATAACAAGACGTTCTGAACGATGTCTGTTTGGCTGGCTGCGTGTGCGGACCAAGCAAAACATCTACTGCACGATAGAATAAATCGTGCAAACAAAGCAGACTCTCGATTCTTGAGGGCCTGCTATTTTTTTTATTTCAGGAGGAAACATCAATGATTCTTTATCATATCATGGCAGACACCGGATGCCTGCCGGACGATGTTGTTCCGCAGATACCAACGAATCGGATGAAAGGGGAGGACCAGGAAATCCCAAGAATTTGTCTTGGGCATACCCTTGACGACTGCCTGACCAGCATCGGCATTGCGCATTTTGTCTCAAAATTCCTGCTCGCTGAGCTGCGTCAGAACAAAAAATACTCCAAGGACATGCCGTTACCGTTCATTGTCCGAATGTACAACATCAAGGACGAAGACCCGAATCTCTTGACCGAGGAAGAAACACAGAAATATGTGGCGGATTCTGTCGTGACCAGTGAATGCTGGCTCACAAGATACGAGAAACCCGTCAAAATCCAGAAACTTTGGCTTGTGGGCGGCGAAGTGGTGCTTTGGCCCTATATCGTTGACGGCGTTGTATACAATTACCCAATCGTCCGTAACTCAATTTGGGCAGACAGCAAAACCTTGCCGGACCCGGAATTTCAGAATCAAATCATGGATATCACTCAGAAATGGCTTAACGAAGCCTGAAAAAGAAGCACATCAAAAGCTCTTGCACATCCTTGCGAATTCCATAGTATTAAAGTTGTACGACAGATAACATCTACTTTGCACACCGCGTGCTCGTACAATTCATAATTCTGTTCTCATTCAAGGCAGACTCATCTTCATGATGGGCCTGCCTTTTTTTGTTTACAGAAAAAGGAGGAATTCAAAACAAACCACAAATCTCAAATCACAATCTTCCGCTACAAGGAAAAGACACAAAAAAGGAGTCACAAAATGAAAGTCGAAAAGAATAATAACAGCATTTTTCGGAACAAGCATGTCCTGGTTGTCGTCGCGGTGATGTGTATTTTTACCATCATCGCCTGCATGGGTTTTATGCTTTCTGTTCCTGCACACGCAGAGGAAAACATAGCTCCCAAAACCGAACCTATCGCTTTTTCCACTCCCATTGAAACGGTGAATGAGCTCGATAAAGCGTTCCCGATAACGGAAACTTCCGAAGAAGCGCAGGAGGAAATTATAACTGCTGAGGTCGAATCTTCCGATGCTGCAGAACCGGAACCACGGATTGAGACCGCAGAAGCAGCCATCGAAGAAGCCAAACCGAAACCCGAAACAATCCCAGATAATCTCAACGACAATGAGCTTGAAATCTACACAGCTCTGCGGTCCGCTGGCCTTTCAAAGGCCGGTACTGCCGCAGTGATGGGCTGCATGTCGATGGAAAGCGGTCTTAAAGCCTCGGCCGAAAACCCTTCGGATGGCGGCTATGGACTCCTGCAATGGACTTATAGCCGAAAGACAGACCTTTTCAACTGGTGTTATGGCAATGGCTATGACCCCAACACCGTTACGGGACAGGTGATGTTCTTCGTGTATGAGCTCAATAGCACATACAGCAAGGCCGCCAAATACTCATATCCGGTGTACGAAACTCTCACTACAAGCGACAGCCTGGAAGATTGCCTTTCGATGTTCTTCTCCCATATGGAAGCAGGAACCAACGTGATAATCTCTTCCCGCAAAGTCTATGCAGGAGGGCTGACCACGTTAGACCTGTACCGCAAACGCTTAACTGCCGCTTACAAATACTTCATTTGAATTAGGAGGAAGTCACAATGAAAGCAACCGTTTATCTGTCCCGAAAACTCTTGAACCAGTTAAAGGTAAAAGAAACCGAAAGCAAAGACCTTATGCTAACCCATAACCTACACAACAACATCATCAACGGTAAGCGTGGTGGCTGCTCTGGCCACATTCAGAACGTTCTCAACAATAAGTGCGTTTACGTCAGCACTGAAAAGAGTTGCTATCAGCCCTTGTCTGACAAGAACCTGGTTCGCTATGCCGCCAGTATGAAAGATTACTCCTCTGTATCGCTCGGTGCAAAAGGACGTAATCAGTTCGTGACCAATGATGAGTTGGTTGGAAAAATCATTGATATGCTCCGATAAGGGCATAAACAGAAAGAGAAAAAGCTCATGAAAACCGGCATCAAGAGTCAGATAGTAATAGTATCTGCTGTGGCAGCTGTTCTGCTCATTGTTATGAGCGTCTGTGCAATTGCGGAGAGCATTACCTTTGAGAAGGTTGCTGTTCTCGCTGCAAGCGTACTTGCCTTGAACAAATGCTGCGGCATCCTGTTAAACTAAGGAGAAAAAATCATGAAGAATAAATACAAAGTTGTTGCCTTGGTTCCTTTGGAGTTCTCTGTTGAGGGAAACTCCGATTCCAAAGAGGCAATCGAATCCGTCAAAAACATTTTCGAAGCGTGTCGGGATGATAACGACTGCGCGGACATCGTTTTTGATGGCATCGAAGAGTCACTTCGTCACGACAGTATCGAGTACAAAGTTGAAGCCGCCCAGCCTGAACCTGAGGTGAAGGCAAATTCCGATATCCGTTCTGTTGCCTCCGATATCTGCGACGTCTTCGAGAACTATCTCGACGAAAACGGTATTTGCATCGTTTGCGATGATGCAGACGAGGAGCAAGACCGAAAAGCAAACGAAAGCGGCGCGATGTTGTATGGCATGGAATATTGGCATCTTGTCGAAGATGTCGAGTTCCGTGTGAATCATATAAATGCACAATACAAGCTGTTCACCGTCTTTGATATTATGGAGGTATTTGATAAACTTCTCATTTCCAAAAAGCTTGGTGACTTTGTACCGAGCGGCGAAAATCGTTACCGTTTGTATGAAAAAATCCTGAGCTGTCTGCGTTCTATCAGGGAGAAATTGTCATGAAAGGCTGGAATAGTTCTAAGCACCCCATTCTCACCGCAAACCAGATGCCTGCGCCGATTCATTGGAACCCAATGAACGAGGATTGGAAAATGCGGCTTACCAAAAGCCAAATTTACAACATCTCTTCTGGATTCAATGCTCAGACGCTCGGTGACATGAAGGAGCTGCACGACAAAATCCTCACATTTGGCGGGGATGAAGTCTGCATGACGGAATTTGACGAAGACGCCCCAAAAATCCTCAAACGCGGCCGGTTCTTTTATGGCAGCAGCTATATGAGGAAAGGCCAGGATTGCCAGTGCCATTACAATTCTGCACGGCTTTGGTATAAAAACAAAGACCGGTGCTTTATTGCAACGGGCTATGCTCTTTCCGAAGACGGGCTCTGGCGCTGTCATTCCTGGGTCGTTCAGCCAATGGCACGCACCGTTCGCGTGTGGGAAACCACCGTCAAGCGTGTTGCCTATTTCGGCGTGGTTTTGACCAGCGAGGAATGCGAAAACTTTGTCGAGAACAACACATAACAATTGGGGAGGTTACCCAACATGGGTGAACAACTACATTTCAGTATGGATGGTGAGTTCCTCACCGCCATTGCACGTGACTGGTTCTGGAAGATGGACAAGCCGTATAAAAAGTGTGAGGAGCTGCTGCTCTCCTGCATGATGGGTGGCAACGAGGAAGAAAAAAGGCATGTTTGCCAGGACATTATCGAAGGCCGGAAAAAACTTGTTGGTGTCAATGAGTTTGAACTTGTCGATGACAATGTTCATGTTCGTTCCCTCGGGCAGAAGGTTGAGGAGCTTCAACACAAGATGCTGGTCAATCAAATTCGTGAGGATATGATTGCACATCCGCTCAATTATGTTGACCGCTTTGCTATGACTGATAGCTATGAAACGCTCTGCACCAATGCAAAACATCATTATATCGATTGCAGCTATGACGGTATCAAGTGCTTCCTCTATGGGAAAACGGGTTATTCTGATGCATTCAACAACGGTGCATGGCTTTTTACCCACCCAGACCTTGTTGCAGAATTCAATGGCGAACCGCTTCCTGAGCAGGAATCCAACCCGGAATTCTACAAAACCGATTTTTGGACCAAGCTTGCCTCTTGGATTGAAGCAAACATGAAAGGCACATCCGTTGAACGCCGTCAGCGACTGTACAACAGCTATATCAGTGATAGACCCATTCAGCATCAGCTGACCGAATATGGTCTGATTGCTCCCGATGGCACCTGGTATGCCTGCGAGTTTGGCGAGCACGCTGCCCTGGCTGGCCGCATCATCATGCGCAATCGAGAAGCGTTTGGTCTTTCTGACCATGAAGTTCTCAATATGGCGTATGACTGGAGCGGCAAGGGTCTCGATTTCCTATATAAACGCGGTTGGATTGCCATTCGTAATCCTTCGATGGGCAATACATTCCTCGATATGGATGAGACCAAAACCGCAACAAAAGCTCAAGTAAATACCATTTTTGACTATATTTCTAAATTCAACCGCTATGACATGAATATTTCTAAAGTTATGGTTGACTAAAAAGGAGATTTTATTATGACTTCCAATATGACTATGACCGCTATTTCCATCTGTAATTTTCTGAAACTCATCGTGAAAAGCACGGTTGAGCATTACACCGAGGATTTCAAGCTGGACATAAAGATTTTTAAGCGCTATGCAAAAGAAGCGCAGGAAACTGGAAAGCCCGTATCGATGCTCTGGTTCTGCCGCTCTTGTGGAACGTATCTCTGCCCTGAGGAAGATGCGTACAAGAAAGATACTCCCATGTTCATCACGTTCAAATACTATGATGAGCAGGAAGAGGAAGAAGCCCGGACCATTAAGGCTTTTCTGGTCACTGTGACAGGGATGGAAGGACAAAAGCCAGTTGGCTATATCACTCCCATCAACTATGCGGATGAATGTGACCGCATTCGCCGTTACGCAGTACCTGCCGAAAAGGTCGAGCTTGTCTATGATAAAGGTTCCCTTGTCCAGAACAATGGCAACTATACGATTCTGAAGCATCCCAAGCTTGGTACACTTCAGAAAACGAAATTCTTGGCCGATGACCCTGACGCGCTTGATTATGCGCTGCATATGGCTCGCAATGAGAGAAAGGCAGGGTGACAGCCATGAAAACGATGGTTACATTGACTCACGAAGAAGCCCAAAGCTATTTGGCGTACGCTCTGATTTGCGAAACGATGGAAGGAGCCTTTTGGAATTCCGGACGCCGTCGCAGACTATACAGCAAGACGTTTACCGAAGCCGAACAGAGGCAGATTCCCCGCATCAAAGCCATTGCTCACAAATGGTGTTTGGTTACTGGTGTTCCTGAAAAGGTACGCATGAGATACAGCACCTATTTGCTGTGGCAGAAACTCGCGATGTTCTGCGCTGAAATTTAATTTTTCATTACCGCTGCCCATTTGGGTGGCGGTTTTTTGTTGCGGATTTATGCGAACGGCCTATAATCAAAAATGTACGATAGATAACAGATATCGAAAAGGCATCCTGCCCTTCGCACACTTAACAATGCGCTTTAGGCGAACTTCCCATTTGGGCGGTTCGCCTTTTTGCGTATAATATAAAAGAAAGGACGTAATCCAAATGAATGAGTACGAAGCAACAATACAAATCAACCCAACCGACGATATCAAGTTCATACTTGAGGAGTCCGGCTGCTATGAGTCTGAAATTGAAATGATGAAGGCCGGTGGCACCTATGATGCGTTTGTCAAGCGTGTCTATGATGCCATCGACTGGCCTCATCTGTCTGAGCGTATTGCTCAGATGGAAAACGAAGCCATCACGGCAGCTATCGACAAATTGTCTGATAGCATGATTTAATTATCAGGAGGTAAATACTATGTTCATTCTTATCAAAAATCAGGAAGGCGAAAGCATGAACTTGCTTTCCCAGAATACCGATTTCAACGCTCTACTGGCAGCCATGAAAACTGACATTGAGGCAGAGTACGAAAAGGCAACAGGTTATGCGATTGACCTTGACGAGGATTCCGGCAGCGATTATGAAGTCGGTATCAACGTTGAGGACAGTGCAGCAGACGGTTTCTGCCTTGCGTCCGGGTATATGTACGGCGCAGACAGCAACTTTGACTGGGGCATTTTCAAAGTAAAGTCTCAGAAAAACAATGTTGCAGCGAAACCCTACATTGGCTTGGATATGAACAAGTTCTTTCGGCAGAAAATGCTGCTGATTGACCTCTCGGCAAAAGTAAAGGACCTCGGCTATGACCATCTGGCCGATGAGCTTTGGGGCGCAATCGGTGTCTTCGACGCTGTACAGGATTCAGCTGAAGGAGACGGTGTTTTCACTGCTCCGGAAGCGGATGAAGAAACCGGTCTGTTCCTTGACGATTTTTATAACGACGTTCTGGAAAAGATTCTGAACGCCGACAAGAAAAAGGAGGAAAAGTAAGCCATGAGACTCTACATCCAAGGCGAACACGGTAAGCTCCTGACTTTTACAAAATGAAGGCTGGGAAAGCCCACGGTTTCAACCGTGGGGTGAAAGGCCAACACTAAAGAAACATTCTGAGGGTAACAATCAGAATTGACACATTCATGTTGTAATGATTCATATGTGCTTAACGCATTTGTATCGCTATAAAAGTTAGCCAGAAGCTCTACGACTTTAGTCGTGGGGTGAAAGGTGTCTAAGTAAAAAAATAGTTGCTGTCTATCTTCGGATAGGCAGCTTTTGTTTGCCTGTGCTTGCGAATTGCCTATCATGAATAGTAGAGCTCAAATGAAAGGAGGACGCTATTTATGCGCATGGTTGTTAAAACTTACAAGTACAAGCTGTACAACAGTGCAAAACGCACGAGTATCGTGCTTTGATTATACCGGCACCTGTTATTCATCTTTATGGTGAGCAGGGCCAGGATGAATCGGATTGGTTTGCGTCAACAACCCCGCCTTAACCAGTCCGCTGGTTATAGATGGGGCTTGCAGGGCAACCCGTAAGCCCGGTTGATTAGCCTAAGTCTGCTGCTCCAGCGGCAGGAAACTACGTTGTGTACTAATAATATAGGCACCTTACTCATGCTCCACAAGTGGTAAGCACTGCGGACGGCTCGTTAAACATCTCTAAGGGTAGGAGAAGTGCGAACGTCATGTCGAAAGGCTAAAACGGTATAACAACATTGGCGATGTGGACCACAGGGAGCAAGC